AGCCTCAGCAAACGCCCCAGCCATCGCCTTGATAGGACCAGAGACAGGGTTGCCTGCCACGCGCAGAATAGTTTGCTCAATCTCAGATTTAGTAGCCATTACTTCCCCATCAATAGTTCGAGCTTTTTCTTTTTCAGAGCAAGCATCTCAAGCCCAAAATCATCCTGCTCAGCTTCAGTGCTTTCCTCCACAGGTGACAGTTTATCCAGCACAGTGCTAATCAGGTTGCGATCATCAGAAGTGATGTCCTCACCGTTCTCAATCTTCAGCAAAGCATCAGCGAGTGCATCAGGGTCTACCTCTGCACGCTTCGCAACCTTATCCAGGCCACGCACCGCTGTAGAGCCTGCAGTGGCAGTGTAGGCAGGGAACGCCACAATGCTCACCTCATGCAGATTGATTTTGGTCAGGGTGCGCACAGCACCATCTGAGGACCATTCATCACCACCGCGTGCCACAGTGAACCCAAAGCTCATGGCATCCACATCACCGCGTGAAATGAGCTCTTTAGCGTCACGCCCTACAGAAGTGTTAGGAAGGCTAGCCTCAACATAAAGTCCACGCTCATCCTCAGTGAGTTTCAAAGTGCCAGCCCTCGTGGAGCCGAGCACAGAAGCAGTGTCATGATTCCACAGCAACTTGATGTCATTGCGGTTCCTCAAGGATCCTCGGAAAGCCCCAGGAGCGATACGCTCAGTGAAAGGCAAAGGTTGTGAGTCACTGTTGAACACTGCAGCGTAACCACTGAAGCGCATACCCTCCTCAGTTTCACGCACCTCAAACTCTGCAGGATTGACTCTAGTTTCCATCTTGCTCAAAGCTTGCCCCTTAGCTCTACCTTCATTCTCTGCCTCAATTCTACCAATGACCCCATCCGCGTAGTCCATTGCGCGCTGTGCAGAGCGCCGAGAAGCGCCCCCACCCCACAAAGCGATAGCCACAACACCAGGGCTGGGGAAGTCATCATTGTCAGGGTTTGCTGCTGGTGCATCAAAGTCCACCATATGCCTTGCAAGAAAAGCGCGAATCCTCACCCACTTATCAGCAGTCACTGACCCATCAGCCATAGCACGCGCTTCACGCACAGTCTGAGGTTGCAAACCATCCCCACTGAGCCCTTCCTCGTGCCAGCGCAACCCACGCCGAGCGCTCGCACGCATGTAAGCAGGAGGGGTCAAATCCACCTGCCTCAGCTCGCGGTCCTGCTCCATAGGCAGAGGGTCAATCTTTGTCAGCGTAGAAAACTTGTGCCCCACCAGGACACCAGAGGGTTCCCAATACTCAAACCCATCCTCCTCCTCAAATCTCCACACCTGAATCAAAGCAGCAGGGTCATCCTCAGTCCCAGTAATCACAAAATCAGAATCAGGAACCGCAATCTCACCATCACGCTCAATAAGCTCCACAGTGCCCCTAGCCATACCACCGCTAGAGTCCCACTCAACAAAATCGCCCACCTCAAGCTCATCAGGTTCTGCACGCTCCTCAGAACGCTCACCCTCAAACTCACTATCCTCAGCAATAGCAATAGCCACACCCTGATCTATCGCACCCTGCTTAGTGTCGTGGCATCCCATAACTTCGCCATCCTCTTTCACAGTGGCCCATTCCCCCACAGCACAGCTGGGGTTATTTTCCTCAATGTAGTAAGGCATTAGTCCTGTCTCAACACTCCAACCTGATTGTCCTCAGAAGCGACAGCGGAAAGGGTTTGCCCCTGAATCATTGGCAGTTGCATACTCTGACCACCACGCAAACGCAAACCATCACCCACAGAGCCACCCAGCCACACATCATTCTGACCATTGTATTTTTCAGCAAAGCCCATCTGGAAAAAGACTTTAGTGGTTTGGTTTCCATCATTGATGAACTGGAGGGCATAGGTTGTGGAGGGTTTCAGGGTGTGCACTTTCCCAGAAGTAGAACCGCCACCTGCAGCGTGTTTATCAGCTGTCACATACTCCTGAGAGATAGCGGATCCCCCACTAACAGCGGTAGCGCTCTTTAGTTCGCTAGTGATTGTGTCTGAATAGTTCCTGTTGAGATTGTAAACAGGTATGGCAGCGCCTGTGGTGGAAACTGTTGCACCCTCAACCAATCGTGCACTGACATTTTCTACTGTGGAGATAATCTCATAAAAGTCAATTTGTGCCCCATTAGCTCCAGTAGTGAAACCAAAAGAGGCTGTTCCAGGAGAGTTCACCGTGAAAGTTTGAGCCACGAGGAACAGCAAACCTTCACGAGCATAATCATCAGGCTCATTTGTGGGTTGCTGATTTTGTACCACAGCAATCTGAGCATCAGCAGACATCCCCACAATAGGTGTAGTCGCTGTGCCTACAGTTACCGTATAAGAATTGATTGGGTCAGTAGGCATTACTGAACCTCATCCTTATACACACTGTCAGGGTTCTCAGGATCCACCTGAGCAACACCCTGCAACTGGACTGAAGGTAGACCAGTGTGAGCGACAGGAGGCAGACCCACCATCTCCATAGCCTCAGCAGGGCTGAAACCAGCAAACACCAGGTCACGCACCATTTGGACTTTCTCACGCTGTGCACGCACACCAGACTCAGACAGATTCACATTAGCGAGAGGGACACGCACCTGAGAGGCAGCCTCCCCATCCTGTGCTGTCAGGTCCTCCCACGATCTGATGTCATTGATGGTGAGGAATCCTGACTGGAGACCAGTGCTGTAGCTGGAGAAGCGTGCCTGAGTGTCAGCGCGTAGCAGACCGTTCATGTTGAACTTGATGAAAGCGTCAGCTCCACCAGGGTAACGATCCATGAGGATGCTCATATTGTCTTCGAGCAAAGTCACATAGGGCCTCAGCGTGTGAGTGACGAAAGCAATCATGTTCTGCTCAACACGGCTGTAGGTGTTAGTGCCTGGAAGATTGAGCATGTGTGAGGGGATACGCCAAATGCGTGCCACATCCTCCACAGCCATCCTGCGAGCCTCAAGCGCCTGAGACTTCTCAGGATCTGCCTGTGTTGCCTTGAATGATGCCCCACCAGAGAGGATGCCGGTACGCCCTGACTTCCTCCAACCCTTGTGAGCATTATCGAAACTGTTACGCAAACTGTCAGCCTGCTCCTGAGTGAGCGCCCCAGGATACTCAATGACACCCTGCAAGGTTGTGCCAGAGCCAAAGAATGTTGCAGCGTACATCTCAAGTGCTTTAGCCAGGGACAGGTTCTCTTTCATTGCTGCCACACGAGAGACACCGCGAATGTGACCAGGCTTCAGCAAGTCAGGGATGTAAATAATCTCCTCAGAAGTCAGAGGCTTATCCTCACCCACAACCTCGAAAATCAAACGCCCCTGACCGTTACGCTTCACCTCTACAGTGCTGGGGTTGAGCACATTGAGGTTTACAACCTCGCCACGCCCATTGCTGAAAACGCGGATGAAAGCGTTACCGTCAATCAGGAGGCTCACTAGCACGCTCTTATAGAAGGTGCTGTGACCGTTGAAGTTCACATCAGGTTGCCCCACCCACGCTGGTTTAGGTCTGAAAGGTCTACGGTTGCCGTCATCCCTGAAGAAAACATCCACAGGGAGCGTGCCGATAGTATCGCTGATCAGGGACACAGCAGACCACACTGCTGCAATGTGGTAAGCGTTCTCCTCAGTGACATTAGTGCCAGCTTGACTGCTGAAAACAATGTCATCACCAGTCTCAAAGATGGTCTGGAAACTGATTGCCCTATCTTCCCAAAGTTTGTTGAATACCACTTATCGCCCCAAAGCTAATCCGATTAGAACCATGAAAACGCCACCCACGATGAGCCCCACAGGGAGGCTGATAAGAGTAGCGCCTGCTGTAATTGCCACAGCACCAGTAATCTGAAGAATGTTAGACATCATCACCTATCCGAAAAATTGTGGCACTGGTTCTAGTTTAGCGCCTGTGAGTGCCCTATCTACTGCCAGCACCATTGCAACAGCAGCGTCAATCTTGCGTGGGCTGTTCCTAGAGTCTTTCACAATGCGTGGTCCAAGGTTGTCAATCTTCGTTACAGCGTTGCTGAGGTGTCGAGCGAGGATGGGGTTGCCGTCATGGATGAGGCGAGACTCCATTACAGCATCAAAGACTTTCGCACACGCTGGGACCATACGCCTTGCAGAAGTAGAGGGCCATTCCACGATGGGGACACCCTGATCTTCTAGCGCTTGCATTGAGCGTTGCCAGCGGAAAGGGTCACAGGCAACCTCGCGCACTTTAGGGTGAGTTTGGCAGAAGTCCAGAACTGTTTGCTCCACCTCAGCAATATCCACCCTCCAATCATCGTCATGAATGTTGAGGTCTTTCTCCCACGCCTTCACCAGAAACACTTTGACAGGCTCATCCTCTTGTGGAATGACCGCGCCCACAATGACAGAGGCATCCCCAGAGAAGGATCCATCGAAGCCCAGCACAATCTCATCATCAGGTGACACCTCAAAAGCTTCCTCACACGCTTCCCACGCACCACTAGGCAACCATGAGGTTTGCGAGGACACCCACTGATTACACCGTTTAGTCCTGAACTCTGCCTCAGGTGTACGCCTCACCGCGCTCTCAAAGTCAGACTGTGTATTGATGTCATTGAAACCAGGGTTAGCTAAGCGCCAGGTTTCAGGGTTCCTGTGATCGGACTCCTCAGGTGCTTCCCACGCAGCCATGAAAAATGTGGGGTCATCAATCTCACCCCTAGCAACCTTCTGACCATACTGGTAGAGGCTGTAGCAGATACTGTCACGCCCTGTGGAATCCATACGCACCCCAGCAGTACTAATGGCAATGAGTGTGGCGAGCTTTCCACGAGCACCCATAGCCAAAGAAAAAGTGTCATAGAGGTCGCGGTTCTTCTGAGCGTGCAACTCATCAAACACAGTCATCGTAGGTGACAGCCCCTCTTTCGAGTACGCCTCAGCAGACATCACACGATAAACAGAGTTCAACTTAGGCAACTCAATCGCATCGCGGTAAAGCTTGGTGATGGCAGAGAGCTCCTCGCTAGCCTCAATCATTCTCCTGGCATCAGCAAACACAATGCGTGCCTGTTCCTTCTCAGCAGCAACACTGTAAACCTCAGCACCCTGAGGACCCACAATCAGCCCATACAAACCAATAACAGAACCCAGGGCAGACTTACCGTTCTTTCTCGGCATCAAAACAAGCTGAGACTGGTGACGATAGCCACCCTTCTCAAACGCAAACATGTGCTCAAGCAAAGACCGTTGCCAAGGTCTCAAAACCAGAGGCTGACCTGACTTACCAGCGACTGAATCCTTAGTGATAACACCAAACGCTTCAGCGAAATCAGCAATCGGCTCAAGCTTCCTACCCCTCTCAATCGCATCATCAGGTACAGGAGTGAGCCAGCGAGGAGGCCAACTACTCTGCTCCATACTCATCCCTATTAGCTCGGCGCTCCATTAGCTCCTCAAGCTTGGACTTAGCCTTCACCTCAGCCAGCCCCAGCTTCGAGCGATCAGAAGGCGTGAAGCCGAGCAAAGAAAGTGAGGTCTGAATAAGCTTCTCAGTTTCGAGCA